GTCTCTAGTTAAGATGTCGCGATCTTTAGCCGCTATTAAGGCGTCCTTTGGTTTTGTTTTTTATAACTAGATAACCTGACACGTTGACCACAGTGTAACTCACCTAATTATACCGGTCTGGGTGAAAGAGCTCATCAGTGGCCAGAAGTCGCTCCATCACTAGTACTCTTCTCTCTCCTCTGGTAGCCTCTCTTCTTGCTAGTTCACATCGGGTCCTCACTAATTTACCATAGAGCTTCGTATATTCTCTCTCCAGCGCATGCACTTCTTTCCCGGTCACGATATCCGCATCAATCGGCCAGTAATCATTGCCACATGGGTCATCATTAAGTGGATTGAGTGGGTTAACTTTCATATTGTACCCCCCAATTACAAGCTCATTTTCCATATGAACTGGTGACCTCCACCATACAGTTGTTGCGTCACCCTGAGAACAGATAATCTTGATCAGCCTCCTCACCTCAGACCCTATATCCAATATCTTAACTAGCACCAAGCAGTTAGGCACTAAACTTGACACTATATTGAATGCCTCAAGCCTATCGTAGGTGGACAGTCCCTCCACATCTATTATTACTGTATCATTATCAACCACTCCAGAACAGATTAACTTCAAGGAAGATTGTTTAGTTATATCACACCCCCCAGGGATGCTCCACGTCAAGGGACTGAGATCTACAACCTTTGTGATCAAGCGGACCGGCGGGTCAACGAAGGTGTGTCCTCTTAGTTCCGCATATTCGGGTATGTCATAGTACCGTTGTGGACAGGTAGAAGGGATGATACGTGAGATAGACCCAGAACCAGCCCCGATGATGTGGACTCTATGCCCTTGTTTAATTAATGCTGTGCACGGATACCACAGACACTCAGATGACCCGATAGAAAGTCCAGAGCGGTTGATCCATCCGGTCTCTAATTCCTCCTTGTTGAAGATGAACTGTTCTCTTGACAGTGGACCAATCTGACCCCCTACTCTACATTGGAGACAAGGATGCTGCACTTTAAACCCACGCCAGTCTGTTCTTGGCCCTTCCCCTATGTCCGCTGCTAAGTGCATGGGAAGGTTCCTCAATTGTCTCAACACAACAGATGGGTACTCTGCAGACCTAGTTAATAAGCCTGAGGGGGCAACCATTGGAGGAATGATTCTCCAAAGCCGAAGCTGAATGTCGTCCTCATCAGCGGCAATAACCTTAATCATCCTACTAACCTTTGCAAGGGCCCTAGCCCCTTTCAGATTGCTATCAGATATGCTGTTGGACCAGTATAAGATGAGCCGATTGATTATTATTTGTGAAATTGACAAGAGTGATTCTGGTTCTTTTTGGAAAAGTACAACTCTCACCTTGTCAAGTTCAGAGGATAACCGAGATAGACATAGTGAGGTTAATCTGATTGCTCCCTCGTACCCTTTAAGGTTTTCTATCGGACATCCTTTGTAATCGGAATATCCCTCGTTATAGGTGGATACAAATGAGGGGGATAAAGGAAGCAAGATGGATTCAAATGTTCCCCGCACAGAATTCACCCAATCTTCCTTCTTTTGCCATGATCCTTTAAATCTTCGTCTAGTTACCCTCATAACATCCAAAACTGCATTTGTAATAGAAATCTCGTAATATGACCTTCCAATGCATCGAGCTTCTGGCAGATCCACAACTCTCCCTGAGCTCTGCTCAGCCCAGGAAGTGCCTCCATATAAGATGGGGGTCGGGGTGGATTTAATACGTTGACGAAACTGATGTCTTAGAGCAAAGATTAGGAGCCCCTCTCTCCTAATAGGGATTGTACTGTATAGTTCCCCGCTTGACAGCGAAGCAGAGAGGAGGGATCTAGTATGAACCAAAGCGGTTTGGCCCACCAAGTAGTAGTTGCTACCTAGTATAGTAGGACTGGAGTAAGACAGTACCTGCTTGGAAAGAGTGACTGGGTGATCAATTAAGGGGGAAATTCCACTCAGGTTTGCTTCCAAATATATTGTCCTTGGATAGGACTGCCGCTGTGTGGACCACACCAGTGTGTGAAGAGATATCAGCGTGAGAAATATGGTTTGGTAGACCGCTGGATAATCATCATTCCCCATAGTGGCACTAAGGTTTGAGGAGATCGATATGTGGCTTGCTACATTCGGTTGACACGAGAGATAAGATCCCATCTCTGCATCTGTCAGATTAAACCTATGAGCCAAGGTTCCTCCTATTATAGGATCTACAAACGGCAACAGATTATCAATGTGACCACTGTACCTGGATTGGGCTATTGTTCTGGCCAGAAGCTCCGCTAAGGATCCTGGAGCCATTACTAGTATAGACGTCTGAAGTATCTTAAGGGCATCACGAAGCGGAGGGGATGTTGAAACGAGTTTAGCTCCTTTATGAGCTGCCTTAACTTGGGTACTAGATCCTAGGTAAGGAGGAGAATGCCCTCTGGTGTTGAACGGATCCGTGCAATTGTGACTCATGAGTGATACCACTCTTGGTGTTCTATCTAGTTCCACAACTGGAGTTGATCTGTAAAATCCAATATCCAAGGGATGGAAAACGGAAACACCCCTGAGGTCCTTAATTTTCCAGAAAGACCTGAGTCTCTCCGCCCCTAGATATGATCTTAGAGATGGTTGATTAGTCCCTGAGTATGCTTTAAGAGAGTGGAACCACCTGAGGATCCACTTGTGGTATATTAAGTCTGCGTGAAGACTTATGCTGGTCACAGCCACACCCTCCATGCGACCAACCCCAAGGATGGTTTTAGTGTTTGTGAATCTTTTTGAAAATTTTTCAACTACACCAGGAACTGAGAGTTGATATAGGTCATGGGCAACCTTTGGGTACATTGGCGTCATAGCTATAAGATCATCCAGTACCTTTTCTGAATCCTGATTTCCGGCTAACAACATTTCTTTAAGTACTTTATTTCTGGTCACACCAACTAATTGACCTTTAACAGTAGAACTAGTGGTTGACTTAGCATCGGTGGGAGAAGAAAATGGTAAAGAGAACGGATCCAAGATTAGACGCTTAGCATTCGGATTCTGATCAAACATGACACCTGAATATACCATATTCCTCCAGGCTCTGCATTGTGGTATGGTAGAAATAAGGTTGATCCACAAGACTCCAGAGGCTAATGGATCTGGTATACCTCTATACAGAAACTCACTCCAAGCAGGCACTGGCATCCCTCCTAAAGACTGTGGCACAACCGACAAGGTCATGCAGACTGCTGTCTTTTGATTTTGAGTCATTTTTGAGTACTGTACTGTCTCACCAAGCCGTTGCTTGTGAAGTAAAGAATTATCTAGTTCCTGCGACAAGGTGTAGCCGATCCTCCACAGAGTAATCCAGTATCCCACAGTAGATTTGGATGACCTTTCAGTAGAGGCCAATCCTCCCGAGGTGAGTCCTCCTATATATTCTGTGAGACTTGGGGCATCGCTTGTAGTTGTTGGGAATAATCGTGACACCCCTTTGATTGCAGTGGAAAGGGAGACTCCATTGCACCACATTTCCTTGCTGTAAGAAACATAAGCAGAGGACTGAGTACACTCCTCTGGTTTGAGAATGTGACCGTACCTTCTACACCCCAATCTAAGCCTATTTTTTACCTCCTGAACCAACTGCCTGGTGTACATTTGTTTCCCCTCCTCAACCATACCTACCGGATACCTCACAATTATTGTGACTACTTGATTGTCACCTTGGCCTGTGATTATGTAATCTAAACCTAAAGGCCACAGAATGGAATGAATCATGGCAGCAGTTAGAAGAGTCCAAAGCTTCTGAGCTATGCCCTCAAAACCTGCCAAGTGTTCATACCAAAGTAAGTCTGACTCAGGGGGATCTTGTCGGTTGCTTGCGTTAAGTCCATCTGGAACAAATCCCCGTACTCGAACATTGATCATGCTTTCCCTGAAGTACTGATGTATGTAAGTAAATAAGGCCACCACACCAAAGATTTGATCAATGCGCGACCCTGCAGGAGCTGCTGTTTCTATTCTCCATATCAAGTTCCATGACTCTAAATCAAGTTCTGCATGTACCTTCTTAACTGATGAACCTGGATTGCTGAGTCCGTGAAACCTCTGCACCAGGCCGGTTCGGGATTCAGTCATTGTTTGCTCTGCAACCTCTGGAAATATCCCTTTAGACAAGTTGCCTTCAAGAAGAACAAAGAAAGATCGCATAGGTAGCGGCATCATCGAATATAACCTTGGCTCTTCTTTAGCCTCCCTTTCTTTTGGATTCACAGAGACTATCTTCCACCTCTCTGGAATAGACCTGGTAGACACCATATGGCAAATCTTCCTCATGTCTAATTCTTCTGTTCTAAGAGTCTCCAACAGCACTCTTCGGTGGGATGTCGGTTTTGGTGGCACATAATCCAGGTCTTCTCTCCAGGCGAAGTCAAACTCGTCTCGATAATAAGACAGTGATTTATCAGACATGAGCGATAAGAAGTCATCACCATAGTCAAAAACCTTGTGAGGAAGGAAAATGCATGTATCCCAGTCTGCTGGTGGGTACATGCTGAGTCCCATAGGCAGATTTTGGAAATTGCGGTCCCTAAGTCGTTCTAACTCAGTCTTTGACTCATCTACGCGCCTTAAAAACTTCATTCTTGGCCACTCTTTGTGTTTATTGATGTACCCCCGAGTATACAGGTGACAGAAACTTCTCTCTAACTCCTGTCCTGTTCCTAAGGGAAGTAGGAGGTCTCTGGTACCTAGCTCTCTCACTTTCCTTCCACCCCCTCTGACATTCACATGTGGATGCCCTGCCATCTTTAGAAGGCAGAAAATTTCACTCAACCGATTTATGTCTGTGATGCCCCCAATCCAATTAATCAGTTGGCTTGCCAGACTTGATGCAGCACTTGGATTCAAAGATTTAATAGCCTTGTCCCTAAGCTTGGTGGTCATCTCAATCCAGCAGTCATCTGGGTCTAGAATTGTTTCAGAAAGTTGAATAATCCTAGATTTACACAGGCTCTCTATACTCTTAATCATCTGATACCCTGAATTTCCACATGCGATGAGCACTTCCCTAGTCCAATTTTCCCAAAACGATAAGTCGGTAGGAAGAATTGGGAACTTAGGGTTCAGTGACAGGAAAATATGTGACGTCAAATACGACTCGCAGATATCTTTAATCATTAGGATCATGTCGTTGTTCAATAAAGCATAGTTCTCCCCATCGGGCAGGATTAGAACTATGTATCGCCTTGAGACCCACCCGGCTTGACAAGATGACCACTTATCTTTGGACTGAGTACAGTGGTAATACTGTGTCTTTAAGACATTATTCCAATAATGAGCCCTAAGTGCCCACAACTGGGAGTAGTGATCCTCTTGCCAGTCTGTAGGAAATGTCTCAGCCGCACAATTGATTAGTGTCTGATCCAGGTTATTTGCTAAGCCGCATCGCAAGGCTTTGGAAACAGTGTTCACGATTGATCTGGCCCTAGCGAGATGTTCTGACGGGTTATTCGGAAAATCTAAAGGTTGATGCATCCTCCACAGTATAGGGTTCATGTGACTAGTGTGAGGTAGTATTAAGGCTGGGGAGCCTGGTAGCAGTCTTAGAGAGTCTACCCATTTTTGAATGTAAGATGGGACAGCAGCATGGTCATTGTATGCTAGGGTGAACTGGTCACAGTCTAAACCGATGATCGGGTTTGACAAAACAGTTTCAGGTAGTTCCATGGTTTGATAGATGTTGCTGGTTCTCGACTTTTTCTTAACCAGGTATATCAGATCAACAGACAATTCCTTCAACTCAACCAGTTTGTAGTGACTTAGACTCAGATAGTCCAATATGGTTGGATTGCTCTTATTTTTCAAGGATCGGACTGGAGTCCAATTCCTCTGGTTGACCAGTTGCTCTGCTAGGGCCTTCCTTATTGTTATCAATAACAGCTAGTACCATCTCTAATGTAGATGCTAAACGCTGAACCTGTTCAGCTAAGGAAATTACAGTATCTTCAAGCTTGGATACTCGTGTAACCAGTTCCCCAAGCCTAGTGCCTCCAGCACTATAAACTGACCCAGATATGACACTAATGTTGTCTTCTACATCTTCACCTTTAAGAGTATTAGCAGTTGAAGACACGCCTAGGAGTGGTTTTGAGATTCGCTCCTTACGTTTTGACAGCCAATCTTGATAACTGGGCATAACGGAATATGGAGAGAGAGATATATATATATATATATATATATATATATGTATATATGTATATATATGTGCGACTAGAGGGGGTAATCAGCAAGCTGGTTAGTGGACTTAAGTGGAAGTTTGATGTGTCTCTCTTTTTAATAACCACAGTCATATACTGTCAGATATCCAATGACCGTCAGTGTATTAAGACAGGGAGAGACGACTAAATGAGAGCCTGGTAGCCCTGAACCTAAACTTGGCCATAAATGCAGGGGTGTGTAGTATAGTTTGAAGGTAGATAGAGATAGCTCTGCTAGGATCTATCTGAGAGCATTTAACTTTGGTTCTGAGGGCTGATTCATCTTGTCTAGTATACTTCTCAACTACAAACTGAACAAAATACAGATCTAGACCTTGAATCGGTTGTACCGGATCAAGTTCTTGAATCACCGTTTTACTCCCCTCAGTTGCGGTGCTAGACAAGCTATAAAATGCTACTTCTTGGTAGTTCAGCAGAGTAATCATAGGAGCAAGAAGTTGTAACATCTGTGTTGAGTAAACTAAGGACTCATTCCTGCATCTTAGCTGTTTGACCTCTTCAAGCTGCCCTGCCAACCCTGGGTGTTTGAGCTGCAAAGCAATAAGGTCAGCTGCAAAAGTAGGACGCTCCACTATAGTTTTCCGTGAGGCTCCTGCGGTTGTTACTTGATTAGTTGGCTTCTCCGTCAGCTCTTCTTTGATCCCTTGACACTGACGGTTAACATCTCTTAGATTGTTACACGCCCACATCAAACTTCCAGATAGAGGAGCCATATTAATCAGACACCAGTCTGTGAAAGGTACGAACTATACCCACGTGCAATACAATTAATGCTAGTCAGTTAGAAACCCTTCCATGTCCTGCAATCTGGTTTGGTCTCAATTTTTATTAACAAGTCGCATATCTAACTAGCCATCTCCAACCACGCATAGACTATTTTTTGGTTAAGATTCTTCGGATCTCTTCCTCGTTCCAGTGAACCAACAAACTGGCCAGCTGGTCGTTTGGAATTGACCTGACGGTTGTTTCATCAACCCAATCTCCTCCAACAGAACTGACAATCTCAATTAACCTAACCCTGACAGCTCTTTTTGTGATCGGAGGGTTAAGGATATACTTGGTAATGTCACCTTTTGGGAGTTCAAACAGTGATGGCTTAGTTTCTTTGATAGGAGCGGTTTGGGATAACCCTGGTATCGTGAGGAACTCAGCTTTGCGGTTTAGTGACTCTATTGCGGCTGTTATGTTCTGGAACGTGTCATCAACATACCGCTGATGAAGTTCCATAGTCTTGAACAATCCCAAGAGGACTACCTTTGTGGTATCCTGAGTAAGAGGCTTTTCTGACAGCAGCAGATCTTCAACTTCCTCAGGACCAGGAAAGTCGATCCTCCTCGCACTCTCTGTGATGCTTCGTGGTGGGGACAGGGTGGTATGAAACAGTTTGCTGTGTTTAGTAGCTTCCTCTTCATAACTGGGTCGAGATGGCTTAGCATCTGGTAAGGGTTTAGCCATGACAGCTTTTAGTTCTGCCTTAGT